GGTCAGGCTGATGGTGTCGTTCTGCCGGGTGGGCGCCTTTTCCTTGGTGTGGAATTGCTCGTCCAGCGGCTGCGCCCGGCCCTTGACCAGCCACACATAGCGGTCGTTGCCGTCGCGCTTGGCCGATTTGAAGCCCATCGCGTAGTAGGGCGGGGTTGCCCCGGCCACTTCCACGATTTCTTTCTTGGTTCCGACTTTGTTGCCCAGCAGCTTCGCCTGCAGGCTCAGCGGGAGCTCCTTGACCTCCAGGGTCACGGTCAACTCCGTATCGGGGTAGAGTACATCGTTTTCGATGTCATCCGCATACAGGATGTCCGGGTCCGCGTTGGCGTGGCTGATGCTCACGTCAATGGCGTCCACAGTCTCCGTCTCAGCCGCGGATTCATAGGTCAGGGTGGTGGCGGTGTCGGTTTTCAGTTTCCAAAAGATAACGTCCCGAAGGCCGACGCGTGAATAGGTTGCCATAATTTCTCCTCCTCCTTACGCGAAGGTCGCTTCGTAGACGCCGCCAAAGAACGTGGCCGCGTTAGGCGCCCCTGCGGCGTCCGAGTCCACCTTGACGCTCACATAGTTGTCATAGGTGCGCTTGATGGCGGTGATTTCCAGTTTGTCCTGCTGGCGCGTGATGGTGCCGCCCTCCTTGGTGTGGAAGGTCTCGTCCATCGGTTTGGCGCGGCATTTGTAGTACCACACATAGCGGTCCGTGCCGTTGCGTTTGGCTGATTTGAACCCCAGCGCGAAGTAGGGCGGGGTAGCCCCTGAGAGGTACTTGTACGCCCCGGCAGCGTCCTTCGCCGTGGACTGCCCGAACAGCAGTTTTTGCAGTTCGATCGGCACTTCCTTGACCTCCAGGCTGATGGTGATTTCCGGGTCGGGGTACAACACGTCCGACTCGATGTCATCCGCGTACTGGACATCGGGGTCCGCTGTGCCCCGGGAGATTTGCGCGTCGATGGCCTCCAGCGTGGAGGTTGATTCCAGCGTATAAGCCGCCGCCACGGTCGGGGTGTCGGTGTTTGGGTTCAGCCAGGCGATTTTCACATCGCGCAGGCCGATTCGGGATGATGTTGCCATGTTTTACAGTCCTTTCGAATTCATTTGGTCAATGACGACCTGCTTGACAGTGTTCCAGGCTTCGTCTTTTTTCAGGTCAAAGGCGGGTCGGATGAAGGGGTGCGGGTCCGCCGGGCGCGGCCCGCCGTGTCCGTACTCCACATAGGCCGGGTAGTAGTCATCGCCGCTGAAATCGCGCCGGTGGATGCCCACCGTCACCTGGCGGCCGTTTCGCCCGTTCCGCGCTTTCCCAACCTTGATAGCGCTCTTCAATTTTCCGGATTTGACAGGCGCCAACTGCCGCATTTCCCTGGCGATGACCTCCGCCCCTTCCGCCAATGCCGCGTCCACATTGGTGTCGCTGGGAATCATCTTCTCCAGGTCGCTCAGCAACACCTCAGTGCCAGATAATGTAATGGCCATCAAACCACCTCCAGGTAGGAGAAGGTAAACGCGACGTGGTAGTCCCTCAGTTCAGTAGCGGCGTTCGAGGCCTGCCCAACGTCCCGCATCTCGACCTCATCAAAGCCCGCGCCTTCCATGGCCGTCCGCACAGCGTTGGCCACCGTGTAGGGGTCGGTCTCGCTGAACACATCCAGGTACACGAAGTGTTCCCGTTCGTGAAGGGCATCGTCCGCGCTGAGGTCGGGCCGGTTCACCGTCTGGAAGGTGATGTAGGTGGCGGGCGGGTTGGTGTCCCCGGCCCATTTCATCCAGTAAGCAGGCGCCCCCACGCCGGAAAGCGCCGTCACAATCTTTGAGCGTATATCCATCTCATCACCTCAACGCGCAGGTCAATTCCACGCGGCCCCGGCCGGAGGCGTAGGACCTGACCACGTTGTATTTCGTGCTGTTCCACTCCACCTCGGTTTGCCCGGTGTAATCGTCCGCGTTCACGCTGAACACGATGTCCACACGGATGCCCGCGGCGTTGGCCGCGTAGTACTCGGAGCGTTTGGCGCTCAGTTTGTCCGCCCAAACCGTGGTCTTGGTTTCCGTCAGTACCGGGATGCCCACGTCGTTGACGCTCGTGACGGTATCGACCAGCACCAGTTGTTCGTCCATCCTCATGGCGCGGCCTCCACGGTGTAGTCCTCTCTGCGCCGCATCTCATCGCGCTGAACAAGATAGTCCTGCATGTTCCACAGGGCTTCTTTCTCGTCCTGGGCGAACTTCCATCGAACAAAACTCCGCACTGCGCCCAGCACCAGCACGTCGGTTTCATCGTTCGCCTTGGTGGGGAGGACGCCGAGCTGAACCAGGTCAGCCCGGCATTCCTCAATCAAATCGGTCAGTTCTGTGGCGATGTCCGAGGCGGTCGACACGACACGCACCGCCCGCTTGATTTTGGCCAGGTAATTCACGCCAACCGCCATCGGTCACTCCTCCTTAGATGAACAGCAACAGCTGAAGCGGCTTCGCGCCGTCCAGGTTGCCGTTGGGGTCGTAGATGTTCTTGGAGAGTTCGTCCGCGTCCACCGTGAAGGTGCCGGCGGTTCCAATCTCCACCACGCCGTCGAATTTCTCCAGGGCGAAGGGCGCGGCCGCCAGTTTCAGCGGCAGGCCAATGGCCTCCGTCCAGCCCGCGTCCCAGGTGATGCTGCCGTCGTCCTTGGGGTAGGTGACGCTGGTGACGGTCTTGAACGCTTTGGCG